AAGGTTAATAATCTCGGTTTTAAACGGAAGTTCAGTAGCAGTATCAGTTACAATATCAAACCTAATAGGTTGCCTAAGATATGTAATAGCAACATCAGTAATCACGAATGTATCATCCATATCTACTAAAACCCTATTGTTTTCTATCGTACATATAGGATGAATGTGTCTATTAAGACGATTGTGATACGTTTGAAGCATATCCCTACGCTGAACATCAGAAACTAAATCCATACCAGCAGGTTTGCTCTTTTGTACCTTTGTAACCACTCCGTCAGAAGTGATAACCTCGTATAAGCCCGAATAACGCTTGTAGTCAAATTGTACTAACTTAATAGTATATTTATCTCCAACTACAATTAGCTGTGGCGTATCGAAGTAAAACACTAGTGATTCGGGGTAATACTCATTATTGTAGCGTTCATAAGTCACATTGTAACCTTTTCGCAGCAATATGGAGAGCATATAGTTGATATATTCAAATAGACCCTCTTTACGATAGATCTTAGCAGGATAATGAAATGTAACGGTATCATTACCAATTTGAATAACGAAATCTTCTATATAACTGGGAATAGTTTTAAATAGTTCACTGATATTAACAACGTAAATCCTAGTAGTAACAGATTCAATTGCTCGATAACGTTTAAACTTATCATATATAACACTTGCATCATAAGAGACACCATGTAGGTAATTCGCAGGTAAAAAAGCGAAGCCTCTATTACCCTCATTTGCGAGAAGGTAAAGAGGACTTCTATATGTAGTCTTTAGCACCTGCAAATCATCGTAATAACGACCAGTCTCTTCAAAGGCTTTAATCTTTTGCGTAAGCAGTACGTCAATAGCTTCATTAAGAGCAATATCAATATACTGCGGACGAATAGATTCTTGCCTATTAGCATTAATCTGCTGAATCTTATCGTTTACAGCAATATGTGCTTCTTTACAACTACTATACATACTGACACTATTTTATTAGTTTATAACCGAAGCTTTATAAGCAGTGAAAAGTTGTGCTTTATATTCAACATTTTCAGGAGCAGCTAAGAAAGCCATAACACCCTCAATAGAAGAACCAAGAACTACTTCCGGACGCACAGTATCAAAGTAATTATCACCGTCTTTCGTAATGACTTGAGCGGCAAGTAACTTATAGACTTGTGCCATTGCTTCTACATTCTTGTTATCAAACAGAGAAATAAACGCATCTGCGTTCGTTTGAGAAAGTTCAGCTACAGCTGTCTGCAAATCTCCATGCTCCATTTTAATAATCTGTAGAGTATCGGCAGGAGCATTACAGATAAGCATATTTCTAATACGTTTATAAGAAGACTCATCACCTGTGAATAACTGAGCCAACTTAGTAGCAGTATTAACAACAGCTTTAGTCTTAGCATCTTTCATACGCTTAACATCTTCAATGCTATGTAAGTAAAATCGAATATTAGTAGATTTCTCAACATCTTCCGGTTTATTAGCAACAGTAGAAGTAAGTAGAGCAAGACGCCAAAGAATATAATCTTGCGGCTTAATAGGAGTCATGTACATATACAGATTCTCTTCATGAACCGCAGTACCTTCACCAAATAGCATAGCATCAAAGATAGCTTTCTCTAATTTATTCGGAGCAACCTCAGTATTAATACTGTTCTTTTTAGCCCAATCAAGAATAGCATCACGTTTAACAGGATCGTTAAGAGAAAATTCCCAACCAGTTTCAAGCTCATAACCTTGAGCGGGAACTTCAACAGTTGAGTTTTTAAGATGCTTCAAAACGAGGTCTTGAAAGTTTACATTGCGACTATCAGCAGAAGCTCCAATGATCGTAGGAAGTATAGAAGCCATTTCAGCAGTTTTACTAGATAGAGTAAGAACTGCTTTAATGCTTGGACCGAAAATAGTATTAAAAGCACCAATACTTTTCTGATTCACGACTTGAAACATAGTCGGATTCAGCTTTAAAGCTAAGGTTATTTTGCGTGAGTATATCATATAGTTTATACTTTAGTAAGTTTATACTTTACAATAATCGTAATGTACGCTTATTCAAAAATCATTTCAGCCCAGAAAGAAGTAGTACCATTAAGCATATTAATACCTTGAGAAGATATAACTTCATAGGTAGCAATATCCTCACGTGTACTTAGCATCTTATTGTAAGCACCCCATTCTTTAGGAAGAGGAGTAATACCTTGGTAAATACCATATAAGTATTCACGACCTTCTTCACAAACAAGTTGGATATTAGGTTCACCTGAAGTATTATCAACAGAGTGATCCAAGAATACCATAGTGTATGAAGTAACAGGGAAACCTCCATACATACGACCGTTCTTACGATCCATCTCAGCACGAGAACCGCTATCGAACAAGTCAACAACTTTAACTGAAACGGTAGCTCCAGAGTAATGCTTATATTGATTAAAGTAAGCACCATAACTCAAAATACCACCACGACTTTGAATTTCCTCTGCACCAAGTTTATCGAAGTAACCATTACCAATAGCTTCATTCTTGATACATTGTTGGAACATCTTAGAACCACCTTTACCGGTATAAAGAACAATATTCTTATTACTCAAATCAATATCATTACGAACCTCAAAGATACGAGAAAGAATCATATCAATAAGCTCGATAGTCATGAATGAGTATTCGAAGTAGTTACCGAATGCGATAAGAATATCACGAACACCAGCACCACGAGGAATAGGTTTGTTTGAATGTTTTTCTTGATTGTGAATAACACCGTTAATATCACGGTTGTAAGCAGAGAACCACAAATCCTCTTCTAACAAACGTCTACGCATGAACTCGAACTGACGCATTTCATATGGCATCCAAAGAGTACCTTTAGAACCATCATCATAATCAAGTTCAAACTCGGTTACGATATTAGCAATGTTACCAGTAATAATTTTGGAGAATCTATGGAAACCAAATTGATTAGTCATTTCACTCCAAGATTCAGCAGTAGAACGAGAACCAGTAGATAATTCACCGGCAATCGTAGGAGCACCCATACCCCAATATTTACCTCTCTCAAAATTGCTGAGATCAATAAACTCATCAGGATTACCACCAAGGATAATCATTTCATAGATATATCCACCAGAAGCAGTTTGCTCACCATCGGTCTGCATACGAACCATGTGCTTTCCGTCAGGAGTAATAGCAGAATACTGATAAGGAATCCAGTTATCTTGGAACTCCGCTTTAAAAGACATAAACCCTTTACCGGGGGTTTGAGTAGGCGTAATCAAACGCACAATCGGGGAAGTGACAGTAGGTTTCCCCATAATCTTCCACTTATACTGAGTATCACCAGCATTAATAGGTTTCTTACGAGAGATATTCCCTTGACCTTCTGTAAGAGAAAGAAGAGGGAATTGATTACTGTTCCTACCCCAAAGATAAGTAAGAGACTTATTCAAATCGACAGCACCAAGAACATTAAAGTTCAATAGCATATCGGCATCAGAGTAAACCTCTTTGGAATACTGTTTTTTTCCAATTTCTCTAAGCATAGTTACGATAATTATTTATTTGAATCAATAATACCACCCGGAACAATAGGACGTCTATTAGAATTAACTTTAGTACCGCCACTTTGAGTGGATACCTTAACTTTAGGTTTACCACTAGAAGTAATATTCAAACGACGAACAGCTTCTTGTCGTATAGATGCAGCAGCTAACTGACTAATATCAGCACCTAACAAGTTACGAAGTGCTACCATAGCGAACGTTTCATTATCAGCAAGCATATCAAAAACATCTTTCTGAGCTTGCGTATAGAAATCACCATTAACTTCAACAACAGGAGCTGTCAAATACTTAACAATATCTTTACGAGAAAGAATTTGTTCGTTACCATTAACAATTCTTTTAACACCTGCTGTTGGAATTGCAAGACCTCCGATAGTACCTTTATTAACGATCTTATCGTATAAAGAATCAGGAACGTTAAGCACTTTAGCTTTACCATTCTCATCATAGGTAATACCGTAGGCTTTATCAAGAGCTTCTTGAGCAGCTTGATATTCGGCTTCTTGCCTAGCATTTGCAGCTTCAATCTCACGTCTCTGGGCATTGGCAAGATAATCAAGACTCTCTTTAGCAGTTTCAGCTAATACTTTATCAGCTTTAGAAAAACGAATAATACGTTCGATTTGAACATCAGAAGTACCTTTACGTTTTTCAGCAGAACGAATAACAGCTTCTAACTGATCATCTGATTTATCTTCGAGGGTCATTGTAGTCCAATCAACATGATTAGCAAAACCCTCAAGAGAACCATACGTTTGTTTGTAAAGAGCAGCTTGATAAATATCCGGATTAGTACGGAAGAAATTGTTGATAGCTTCACTTTCAGCTTGACGTTTAGCAAGCTCTGCAATATCAGCATCACGTTGAGCAAGACCTTCAACGGTCATTTCATATTTCTTAGGAGTACCATCAGCATTTACTGGAGTTAAACCAGAAATAGCAGAAATAGCAGAAACATCTATAGTTTCTTCTTGAGTTTCAGCAGCAACAAACTCATCTAACTGAGCTTTAGTGTAAACAATCTCTCCATCTTTAACGGCATTACCGTCAGCATCAAGATCATACTCAACATCACCGTCATCAGTAGTAAGAACAATCTTAGTAGGAGTTTCAGTTTCAATTTCAGTTTTTTGAGTAGCAATTTTAGCAGCTTCTTCTTCAGCTTTACGTTTAGCTTCTTCTTCTTCTGCTTTCTTACGTTCTTCTTCTGCTTTAGCAGCTTCTTCTGCTTCTTTAGCAGCTTTAGCAGCTTGTTCAGCAGCTATCTCTTCCGCAGTTTTAGTAGTAATACTATCAATAATATCACCGGGAACAATAGGATTTGGCATAATGTTTTATCTTTTATAAATTAAGTTATAACAGTGGCAAATGTAATAATAATATATGTATTAAAAATGGCATTAGAAATATTATTAGAAACAGCATTAGTACCGCCTATCACACAGCTCTCTGAAATTCCAATTAATTTATGCCATTTTAAGGCTTAAATGAAGACCTCTGACGAACCCAAATTTCAATCGATATAGTTGTTCAATTCAACAAAAATAAGAGCCTACATTAAGATTTCCGTGGCTTATTGGCATTAATACGATTCATGCGCTTTTGTTCCTCAAACTTGGCACGTTCCAGATTAACTCTATCAATATCTAAGTTTAACTTAGTCATTTTAAGATAATCATCAAGAGTACCACTATTAGATTCATCTTCACTAATATAATCATTACCATTCTTATCTACTTGAAGCTTAGCATCAGTAATAATAATATTAGTAAGATTAGTATCAGCAGCAATAGCTTCCTTAGAATCGCGATCAAGTTGAGCTTGTTCAGCTTCAAATTTACGTTGAGCTTCCGCATTAGCAGCACGAGTTTGTTCAATCTCAGCATCCCACTTCTTTTGAATCTCTTCTTTTTGAAGTTCAAATTGACGTTGAGCTTCGGCAGCTTCTTTAATATATTTGCGTAAAGAAGCAATATTATGATTACAAACAGCCTCAGCAGCTACATCGTAATTTCCATTTTGAGCAGCACCAAAAGCAATTTCCTCAAGCTTACGTACTTGTTCATTAAGTTCAGCAGAGTTACCAACAAAGATACCTAAATTAGAATTAACAAAGTCAGTACCATTTACACGAACTTGAACAATCTCATTGGTATTAGGATCTACATAAGAACCTTCATAGCCATCAATCCAAGCAATTTTAGCAGCATCAAGATTAGCCATCATATCACGAGATCGGAAGCAATCAAAGATTTTAAGTGACCACACAGATCCCATTAGAGCCTGATTAAGTCCCATCTCAGTAACAGCTTTACCGGCACGAGCTTGAATATCTCCTGCACGCTGATCGTTCATATTAGCAAGTTCATACGCTTCTTGCTTAATAGACTGCTTAATCTGATTAATAGTTGTAAGATAATTAATCATTGTAGTATTAGCAATCTCTTTAATAGCTTGAAGTGATGCTTGTTGCTTAGCTATTTCACTATCATCAAATACAAGAGTACCATCTCGATTAGCTGCATCAAGACGCTCTTCCATAGTCATATCTTTAGTATCAGCTAAGAAACTTTCAGGTATCAATAGCCATGATCGGAATTTACTAATAGTACGTTCCTCAACTAAAGTATAAAGACGATAAAGAGCAAGATAAGGTAATAAGCGATAAGGAATAGGTTTAGGATTATTAAGAAGCATCAAACGACTTAAACCATTATAAGGTAATTTACAATGATTAAGATTATTCACTTCTTCACGTTGAACAATGATAGGTTGAGATTTAGTATATACACCCCAATCTTTATCACCAAAACGATAAGCTTCCCAACATTGAAGAACCCAAGTATATTCAATATCAATATCACCAAAAGTAGTATCTAAGACATAATCTTCATCAACAATCTTTTGCTCAATCTCACCATAAGCATTAGTGTAAGTAAGAACACCACGCTTCATAGGAACCTTAAAAACACAATGATGAGCTTTGAGGACCCCAGTAGAGGGCAAGGAGTGGTACGGAGCAGCATTCTGCGCATCAATCGTAGGATTAAAAGCAATCTCACGAGAACGAAGCATAACAGGAGTAACTGTATATTCACCCGTACTTTCATGATTATGAATTATATCTTTGATATAAGCAATATCTCTTTTAGAAAGAACTTCTTGATATTCACCAATTATATCATTGATGCTAATATCAAACTCTCGCATCCCATAATCATCATCTTCAACAAAAAGATTACCACTATCAATTCGATAATACTCAAGAGGAGAAATAATTTCAAAAATAACATCATTGTATCTTACATCACGATAAGAATAAACGCTTTCAGTACAGAACCAATAATAGAAAGCTTGAATATATTTCTCATTAGCTTTAATAAGGGAATTAAGAAGATTAAGAGTTTTCTGACCACGATCAGCTTCTTCATCAATCCAATCCTTAGCAGCTTGTTTCATAAAGTCTTCAGCAGATGGAAGATCTTTAGAAGGCTCACCGGTTTGAACACCGTTAGCATTCATGATGTTTATAAATTGCTGACGAAGAAGACCATCAAGAGCAACACG